CAATACTGCTAATACCACGGCTGACGCAGCCTTTGCCAAAGCTAACTCTGCTAATGTTCTAGCACAAGCCGGTTCAACTTTAGCCAACACCGCCAATACCACAGCCGATGCAGCTTTTGCTAAGGCTAACTCTGCTAATGTCCTAGCACAAGCTGGCTCAACTTTAGCTAATACTGCTAATACCACGGCTGATGCAGCCTTTGCCAAAGCTAACGCAGCCAATGTTCTAGCACAAGCTGGTTCAACTTTAGCCAACACCGCCAATACAACTGCTGATGCTGCCTTTGCCAAGGCTAACTCAGCTAATGTTCTAGCACAATCTGCTTTTGCTAGAGCAAATAATTCATTAAATGTTCAATCTGGTGGTACAATTACAGGCGACACTACCGTTACAGGTAATCTTACTATTGTTGGTACCACAATATATGCAAATACAATAACCGCATTAATTGCTGATAATATTTTAACTTTAAATGCTTCTATTGGACAATCATCAGCACCAACAGTAAATGCTGGTATTGAAGTTGACCGAGGGTCATCAGATAATGTATCAATTTTTTGGAATGAAACTTCTGATACATGGACATTTACAAACGATGGTTCAAACTATTTAGAAATTGCTGATGCAGCTCGTTTAAATTCTGCTTTTGCATTAGCCAATACTGCTAATATCAAGGTAGATTCTGCCTATGCTTTTGCCAATATTGCAAACACAACTGCTGATGCTTCATTCACAAAGGCTAACTCTGCTAATGTCCTTGCACAATTAGCTTTTGATAAGGCCAATACCGATGCAACAAGCATAACAGCTTCAGCTGGCATATATGGTAATGCAACTATTATTCCTGTTGTCACTTTGATTGCTAATGGCCGTGTAAGTGCTATTACCAATACTGCCATACAATCTGGTTCAACGAGTCAACCAGGTATTCTTCAACTCAATGATACTATAACTTCAACCTCAACAACACAGTCTGCCACAGCTAATGCAGCTTTAACTGCTTATCAACTAGCTTCAGCTGATGCTGTTTCATTTGCAATTGCATTAGGATAATCATGGCAAAACCAACAACTAGAGCAGCTTTTATAGATTATTGCTTAAGAAGATTAGGTCATCCAGTTATTGAAATTAATGTGGATGATGACCAAATATCCGATAGAGTAGATGATGCTCTACAATTTTTCAATGACTATCATTTTGATGGTTGTGAGAAAATGTTTATGAAGCATTTAGTGACACAGGCTGATATCGAAAGAAGATGGATTTATGCACCAGATGCCGTTATATTTGTAACTGGTGTCATGCCTTTTGACCAATCAAGTTCTTCAATCAACATGTTTGATTTGCGTTATCAATTAAGATTACATGATTTATATGACTTTACATCCGTATCTTATGTGTCATATGAAATTACAATGCAACATATACAAACACTTAATATGTTGTTTTCTGGTACTCCTCAATTTAGATTTAATCGTCACCAAAATAAATTGTTCCTTGATGCAGCTTGGGGAACAGATGTTAAACTTGGTGATTATATTATTGTTGAATGTTATCGTGCATTGAATCCGGATACAATTACTCTCACTGGCACATTAACGGGTAATACAACATCAAATACAATTACTGGTACAGGTACAATATTTGACCAAGAATTATTAGAAAATGATTTTATTACATTATCATCTGGTGAAGAAGTTCAAGTTCGCCATATTAATACGCCAACACAAATAGTTATTGCAGCTAATACTCTGACAGCTAATGCTTCAAGTAATACTGCAACTAAAATTGGTGTGTCAGATGTATGGAATGACCGATTCTTAAAGCGTTATGCAACAGCTAAATTAAAATATCAATGGGGTTCAAATTTAAGTAAGTTTGCTGGTATTCAATTACCAGGTGGTGTGACACTTGATGGTCCAAGGATCATGCAAGAGGCTCAGGTGGAGATTGATAAGATTGAAGAAGAAATGTCATCTTACAATATTCTTCCAAGTGATATGTATATGGGTTAATGATGAATGAGCACAAACCTATATTTTAATAATTTTCCCAAGAACATAACTTCCGAGCAGTTGCTCGTTGAAGATTTAGTTATTGAGGCTATGAAAATCCATGGCATGGATGTATATTACATGCCTAGAACTTCTCGTGACCGTGTTGACTATATCTATGGTGAAGATACACTCAAATCATATACATCAGCTTATCCAATTGAAATGTATTTGGAAGATGTTACCGGAATGGAAGGCGAAGGTGACTTCGTATCTAAATTTGGTTTAGAAATTCGTGATGAAACCACATTCTTATTATCCCGAAGAAGATTTGCATCCACAGTTCCTCAAATAAGACCAAATGAAGGTGATTTGGTTTATGTTCCTTTGGTTCAAAATCTATTTGAAATTACCTTTGTTGAACATGAAAACGCACAGGCGATGTATTATACTTTAGGTCGTGGCCGTGGTGGTAATGTTTATGTGTATGCTCTAAAACTTAAACAATTTGTATTCTCAAATGAAATTATTGAAACCGGTGTTGTTGAAATTGATGAACAGGTCCGTGAAGAATATCCAAGAACAAGACTTACACTATCTTCTGGTGGTGTCCGTCAATTTACAATCGATGAAATTGTATACCAAGGCACCAATTTAGCAAATGCTACAGTTACTGGTCTTGTTTATGATTTTACACCAAATACAACAATTGATGTATATCGCACCATTGGTACATTTAATACTGGATTATTAAAAGGCAATACAAGTAATGCACAATGGACAATTTCTGTGGTGTCTGATACAGCTACAATGAATAATGCCTTTGAAGATATTGCTGACAATGCTCGTATTGAATCTGAATCGGATGCAATCATTGATTGGACTGAAACCAATCCGTTTGGTGGTGATTAATGTTAGGTAATGCTCAATTCTATAATCGAACAATACGAAAAGTTGTTGTGGCTTTTGGTACTATGTTCAATGATATTTTACTTCAAAGATATTCTGTTGATGGTACAACCAAACAAGAATTATTTAAAGTTCCATTGACCTATGGTTCAAAAGAAAAATACATAACTCGTATCACTTCGGACCCCAATTTAACAAAAACAATTTCATCTACTGTTCCTCGTATTTCATTTGAAATGACCGGAATGAGTTATGATTCAGGCCGCAAGCAAGTATCAACACTCCAAAACTTTTCAGCTAATACTTCTACCGGTATTAAAACACAGTTTGCACCTATTCCTTATAATTTTGATTTTTCAATGTCAATCTATGTAAGAAATACGGAAGACGGCACACAAATACTTGAACAGATATTACCATTCTTTACACCAGATTTTAATGTGACCGTAGATTTTATCCCTCCAATGGATCAAAAGTATGATATGCCGGTACTATTGAATTCTGTATCTAGTCAGGTTGATTATGAAGGCGATTTTATGACAACTCGCTTAATTATTTGGAACCTAGAATTTACAGCCAAAGGGTATATTTGGCCTCCAGTTAAATCAGGTAAAATTATTCGCCAGGCAAATACAAGCATTTTCATTGAATCTCAATCAAGAAATTCACAGAAGGTGTTTGTTGATAAAGCTAATGGCTCTGGTTACTTTGCTCAAGAGGAAACAATTTTTGTTACAAAAAGAGATATTACGGGTGATGTAGCTTATTTCAGTAATTCAAATACAGGTATTCTTGTAGTAAGTAACCTAAATAAATTCCTTGAAGCAAATGATGTTGTCGTTGGTGCTACAACTAACGCCTCTTACACCGTTACTTCGGTTGATACAAACCCATTAAAAGTAGTTTTGGTCGTCACCACACCTGTTCCAATCACTGCCAATGTAGATGATGAGTTTGGTTTCTCTGAAACAATTACAGAATGGCCTAATATATAATGTCTAAAATGAATAATAATTTATCCGAAGTTCTTAATACCGAACCTATTGAAATTAATCCAATTATAGAGATTCAGTCTACCGAAGTTACATCTCCAAATCAGGTTGAAGAAGATGCTACTTTTGCTCGAAACAATATGAAGGATTTAATTATCAAAGGCAATAATGCCATGGATCAATTATTAGCCGTGGCTAAAGAATCAGAGCATCCTAGGGCCTATGAAGTGGCCGCAGGACTAATTAAGAACCTTGCAGATATGAATAAAGATTTGTTGGAATTGCAAAAAAGACGAAGAGATTTGTCTCCTAATCAAGAAGGATTTGCGGGAAATGCAAAAAGTTTAAATGTTGACAAGGCTATTTTTGTTGGATCTACAAACGAATTAGTTAAGTTTTTAAAGAATAATAAATAGAATAAGGAATATTATGGAAAAATTAATTGAGCAATTAAAAGTAATTCTAGGAACAAACTTTGCCTTATATGTAAAGTCTCATGGTTTTCATTGGAACATTGAAGGTTCAAATTTTCCACAGTATCATAAATTTTTAAAGAAGTTTTACAATCAGGTTTGGGAACAGACCGATGATATAGCCGAACACATTCGTAGCTTGGGTGCTTATGCTCCAGGTTCAATGTCTCGCTTTTTAGAACTTGCTGATATTGAGGATACCTTAACTGTTCCGGCATCATTAGAAATGATATCTGAATTAAAAGCAGATAATGACCGATATATTATACATTTAAGAGCAGGCATCGTGGCAGCCGACCAAGCTGGCGAACCAGCAGTAGCAAACTTTTTACAAGACCTATTGGGTGCTCACCAGAAAAATGCTTGGATGCTTAGTAGTATAATTAAATAATTATAAAATATTATGGATATTATTGATGGATATTTGGGGAATCATCGCCTTAAAAAAATAGGTGTTGACCTTTCTTATACTCAAGAACAAGTATCTGAAATTGTTAAGTGTACCGAAGACCCGATATATTTTATTAAAACATATGTAAAGATTGTGAATGTAGACCACGGTTTGGTTCCATTTGATATGTGGCCATTTCAAGAAGATATGGTCAAATCTTTCCATGAAAATCGTTTTAGTATTGCAAAAATGCCACGCCAAGTTGGTAAAACAACATCAGCTGTTGGTTACATGTTATGGTGTGTTTTATTTAATTCAGATTATACCGTAGGTATTTTAGCTAACAAAGGTTCACTTGCTCGAGAAATTTTAGATAGGTTAACAAAGGCCTATGAGTATTTACCAATTTGGCTTCAACAAGGTATCGTTGTTTGGAATAAAGGTAATATAGAATTAGAAAATGGTTCAAAGATATTTGCCTATGCTACATCAGCTGATGGTGTCCGAGGCGGTTCTTATAATTTAATATTCCTTGATGAGTTTGCTTTTGTGCCACACAATATGGCACAAGACTTCTTTCAATCAACTTATCCTGTGATATCTTCTGGTCAAACAACCAAAGTTATTATTGTATCAACACCAAATGGTCTTAATCTGTTCTATAAGATGTGGACTGATGCAATTGAAGGACGCTCAACTTATAAAACTGTTGAAGTCCATTGGTCAATGGTACCAGGTCGAGACCAGGCTTGGAAAGAAGAAACAATACGGAATACTTCTGAAGAGCAGTTCCGACAAGAATTTGAAACAGAATTTATTGGGTCATCCGCTACATTGATATCGGGTGCCAAATTAAGAAGTTTGGCCTTTCATAATCCAATATCTTCGATTGAAGGTTTTGATATATATGAAGAGCCTATACCAGGACATCTATATATAGCAACACTTGATTGTGCCGAAGGTGTAGCACTTGATTATTCAACGATTAATGTGGTTGATGCCACACAAACGCCCTATAAACAAGTTGCTAAATATAGGAATAATAAATTACCTTTATTGTTTTTTCCAACAATTATTTATTCTATTGGAAAAAAATACAATGAAGCCTATGCTTTGATTGAGACTAATAATATTGGTCAACAGGTGGTCGATATACTACATTATGATTTAGAATACGAAAACATCTATAAGTTAGAGCATCATCATATTAAAGGGCAGAGTATCTCAGCTGGATTTAGAAGAGCTACTTCTTTTGGTATTAAAACAACCAAGACTGTTAAGAAAATTGGATGTGCTAACTTAAAAACACTTATCGAAAATGATAAGTTAATCATTAATGACTTTGACACGATAGCTGAAATGAATACCTTCTCAAGGGTTCGTGATAGTTATGCAGCTGAAGAAGGTAATAATGACGATTTGGTTATGGGATTAGTTCTATTTTCATGGTTAACGGCACAAGCTTTCTTTAAGGATTCTACTTCCATCGATGTTCGTAAGTTGATGTTAGCAGAACAAAACATGTTAGGTGAAGAAGATTTGGTACCGGTTGGTATAATTGATGATGGAAGACGAGAAGAAATATCAATAGACCGAGAAAATAATGATATTTGGACTGAAAAGGGATATACTTCTTCCTCAAATTTCTAAATAACTAAATAGACTATAAAAGAATTCAACAACAATATATTATTCGTAAAGCTATTATTTAAAGGAGAAATCCAATGGCATTTCAGCTCTCACCTGGGGTAAATGTATCAGAAATCGATTTGACTACAATTGTCCCTTCCGTTCCAACTTCAATTGGAGCATTTGCAGGGCCGTTTGCATGGGGTCCAGTTGGCGTAATAACTACCATATCTGATGAAGTTCGTCTTGCTGATACATTTGGCAAGCCTGATTCAACAGTATATGAATATTGGTTCTCAGCAGCAAACTTTCTTGCATATTCAAATAACTTAAAAATTGTTCGTGCGGCTAATATCGCAACAACAAGAAACGCTGTAGCTAATACAGTAGCTGCAGCTGCAGTATTAATTTCAAATAATGATGACTACTTGAGCAACTACTCAGGCGGTGGTGTTACACGAGGTGAATTTGCAGCTCGTTATGCAGGTTCTTATGGTAATTCACTTAAAGTTTCATTGGCAGATGCTAACACATATGCTACATGGACATACGCTTCACAATTTTCAACAACACCTAACACTTCAACTTATGTTGCAAATCAAGGTGGCGCTAATGACGAAATTCATATTATCATTGTTGATGAAGATGGTAAATTTACAGGTACTTCTGGTACAGTATTAGAGAAATTTGCATATGTTTCTAAAGCATCTGATGCTAAAGACGATTCAGGCAATACAAACTATTATAAGAATGTTATTGAAAATAAATCAAAATATATTTATTGGTTATCACACCCAACAGGAAATACAACAGCTGCATACGCTAATGCTTCTTCTACTTGGGGGTCTACAGCTTCTAATATATCATTTACAAAACTTATAGCTAATGTATCATTATCTCTTGCAGGTGGTGCCGATGGTACAATTTCAACTGCCAATGTGGTTACTTCTTACGATTTATTTGATCCTGCTGAATCAGTAGATATCAATTTAGTTATTTCTGGTCCAGCTGATGCTACTATTGCAACAAGTCTCATCTCAATGGCAGAAACTCGTAAAGATTGCCTAATATTCTTATCACCAAGTAAAGCAAATTGTGTTGATAATGCTAATGATGAAGTTACAGATATTAAAACTTATCGTGATACTCTTACAAGCACATCATATGCTGTGTTAGATTCTAATTGGAAATATCAATACGACAAATACAATGATGTATATCGCTGGGTACCATTAAATGGTGACATCGCTGGTCTATGTGCTCGCACAGACCTCGAAAGAGATCCATGGTTCTCTCCAGGTGGTTTAAATCGTGGTATAATCAAAAACGCAATTAAACTTGCATGGAATCCAACAAAAACAAATCGTGATGATTTGTATGTCAAGGGTATTAATCCTGTTGTTTCATTCCAAGGCGAAGGCATTGTATTATTTGGTGACAAAACGCTTTTAAGTAAACCAAGTGCATTTGACCGAATCAATGTTCGTAGGTTATTCATTGTTCTTGAGAAGGCTATTGCTCGTGCAGCTCGCTTCTCATTATTTGAATTCAACGACCAATTCACTCGTGCTTCATTTGTAAATCTTGTAGAGCCGTTTTTAAGAGATGTTCAAGGTCGCCGTGGTATTTACGACTTCCGTGTAGTTTGCGATGAGTCAAATAATACAGGAGAAGTTATAGATAGAAATGAATTTGTTGGTGATATATACATTAAGCCGGCTCGTTCAATTAACTTTATTCAACTTAACTTTGTTGCCGTTCGTACCGGTGTTTCATTTGACGAAGTTGTTGGTAAGTTCTAATAAATAGAAAAACAGGAGATAAAAAAACATGGCTTTTTCCGTAAATGATTTCCGTTCCCAATTAGTTGGTGACGGCGCTCGTCCAAATCTGTTCGAGGTGGCTATGCCCTTTCCTGCGTTTTCTTTACCAGCAAACGCACAAACAAAATTAACCTTTATGTGTAAAACAGCACAACTTCCCGGTGCAACTATCGGTGTTGTGCCTGTTCAATATTTTGGTCGTGAATTGAAGTTTGCAGGAAATAGAACATTCGCAGATTGGACAATAACAATCGTCAATGATGAAGACTTTATTATCCGTAACGCCTTTGAAAGATGGTTGAACGGTATTAATAGTCACAACCTTAATGTGCGTAATCCAGTAGCTTTGGCTCCTGCAGGTTACACAGTTGATGGTCAAGTAACACAGTTTGGCAAACAAGGTAATACACTCAAAAAATATAACTTTGTTGGTTTATTTCCAACAGATTTAGCTCCAATTGATGTTGATTGGGGTGCTAATGATACAATTGAGGATTTTACTGTAACACTATCATATCAATGGTGGGAAGCAGTAGAATACGGTGTAGTGTAGTGAGAAGGACTTCGGTCCTTTTCTATTTTTTATAGGATGATATAATATGGCAGTAAAACTTTTTGGGTTTACACTAGGTCGTAAGGATGTTGTTCAACCACAACTTCCTGAGCAACCTTCTTTCGCACTTCCTACAGAGACGATGGATGATGGTGCAGTTACCATTACATCTAATGCTCATTATGGAACTTATGTTGATTTAGAAGGCTCTGTTCGAAATGAAATTGAATTGGTCACTCGCTATCGTGAGATGTCTAATCATCCAGAGTTAGAAATGGCCATTGATGATATTGTCAATGAAGCTATTTCTCATAATGAAACTGGTAAGATTGTCACTATTGTTTTAGATAAACTTAAACAACCAGAGTCCATTAAAAAGAAAATCATTGAAGAATTTGATTCTATCCAAAGAATGCTTAATTTTAGCAGTTTGGCCGATGACCTATTTAAGCGATGGTATATTGATGGTCGTTTAAATTACCATGTTGTCGTTAATGAAAAGAATCCAAAAGAAGGGATTCAAGAATTAAGGTATATTGACCCACGCAAAATTCGTAAGGTGCGTGAAGTTAAAAAAGAAAGAGATCCAAAAACAGGCGCTAATATCATTGGTTCAATAGCTGAATACTATGTTTATAATGATAAGGGCACAACAACACAAACTTATACAAGCAATATTAATGCTGGCTTAAGAATTGCACCAGAATCAATTATCAATGTAAATTCTGGATTAATGGATGCAAAAAATACATTCGTTATTTCATATTTACATAAAGCAATTAAACCACTCAATCAGTTAAGAATGATTGAAGATGCTATTGTTATCTATCGCTTATCCAGAGCACCTGAAAGAAGAATATTCTACATCGATGTAGGTAATCTTCCTAAAGGTAAAGCTGAACAGTATCTTCGTGATATTATGGTCAAGTACCGTAATAAGATGGTGTATGATGCTCAGACTGGCGAATTAAGAGATGACCGTAAGCACATGTCAATGCTTGAAGATTTTTGGCTCCCACGCCGTGAAGGTGGCAAGGGCACCGAAATTACTACATTACCAGCTGGCCAGAATCTTGGTGAGTTAGCTGATGTGGTTTATTTCCGTCAAAAACTTCTTAATTCATTGAATGTTCCTATTTCAAGATTAGAACCACAACAAGGCGGTATGATTGGTGTTGGTAGAACAACCGAAGTTACACGAGATGAAGTTAAGTTTTCTAAATTTATTCAAAGATTAAGAAACAAGTTTTCAACTGTCTTTGACCAAGCTCTTCGTATTCAATTGGTACTCAAAGGTATTTGTACCACGGAAGAATGGGAATTATTTAAAGAAGATATTTACTTTGACTTTGTAAAGGATAATAATTTTACAGAACTTCGAGATACTGAACTTCTTCGTGAAAGAGTATCCTTATTACAAACAGTTGACCCATATATTGGCCGATATTATTCAGCTGACTGGGTTCGTAAAAATATTCTTCAAATGGACGATGAACTTATTCAACAAATGGATAAAGAAATTGCTCAAGAAGATAAAGATGGGTCTGGTGGTCCAACATCGCCAATGGGAGGTGAAGAAGTTTCAGCTGACCAATTTCCGCCAGAAGATAACACCCAAGAAGACGGCGCCAATGATTCAAAGACTCCACAACTTGATGCTGATGTGGAAAAATATAGTAATATAAATAGAGCTTAACGGAGAAAATTATGGAAACATCACAATTTGTAGACCAACTTGCAGCTGGAGAAGCAGCAAAGGCCAAAGAAACATTAACTGATTTAGTGGCTGCTCGTGCATTTCAAGCACTTGAAGACCGTAAAATGGATATTGCTAAATCAATGTTTGGTGGCCAAGAAATAGCTGCCGATGACCAAGTAGATATTGAAGTTTTAGATGCCAATGAAATTAATGGTGTCAGAATGGGAGATATTGAGGTTCAAGATACAGAGGATACAGAAGCTTAATGAGAAGCTTAAAAGAATTTAAAGAAACACCAGTTGTTGAGGAAGAGAAGCAAGACTACTCTAAATTTGACGCATTGGTAAGAGCTGGTTTGGCTAATAGAACTCAGCTTCAAAGGCTTCATCGCATTTTAGATAAAATGAGTGATGAAAGACCTACTTTTAATTCTACTGATAGGACATTAATACAAGGTCTTTTCAATAAAATGACAGACCTTATTACCAATAACAAACAGATTTTTCAAAAAACTAAATTAGCTGTTCGTGAAGAAATTGAAGAATTTACTGAAGCCAATAGAAATTCTAATGAAGATCCACCTTTTGTTTTGATATTGCGTAGAAAGGCTATTCGTCTTTTTCCAAACAGTCAAAAGGTTGCTTTATACTATAATGCAAAATTAGATAAATCATTTAGTGTTCCATATGGTCTTGGAATTGATGGTGTAATACAAGCGGAAAATTTGGCGGATGGCATAAATACACTTGATGAAGATGCTATTTCACAATTGCAAAAAATTAAAAATGAGCATCAACACGGCACAGTAAAGCATAACGATGGAACATCGAGTAAGGTTGATGTCCAAACTGCACATGCCATATTGACCGTGCATAAAAATTTAAATGATGAAAACAAAAAGAAATTTGCAGATATGGTTGGCAAGTCCAATCAGCATTTACAAAAAGCAGCTCAGTTTTCATGGAAGAATATGTAGTGGTAAGCTTTGTTGATTTAATATTACAAAATAAATTAGCTGAAGCAAAAGAATTATTAATTGCTAATATCAATGAGTTAATTATTGAACGCCTTCAAGAGGCTAAAAGATATGCAGCTGCAGATAGATTTGAAGTCGTTGAGTTAGATGAGATTGCCAAACGGAATCCCAATATCATTAAAATTGGGAGAATCAATAAGATTCGCCGTAGAATTAGAAGAAATGCCAAAGGTCGTATTATTGTTCAAAAGAACCGAAGACGCTCTGGTATAAAAGGTTATCGTATTTCAGGTAATACTGTTAGGCGAATACCCGCAACAGTAAGATTAAGAAAAGCCCGTTTATTGAGACGGTCATGGAAAACAACCAGGAGAGCAAAGCTTCGCAGAACATTAATCAAACGAAAAATGTCAATGCGTAGAAGAGCCGGATTAGGATTAAAATAAAATGGGATATGAATTAAAAAATACTCAAAGGTCATCATCAATACTTCGATGTGTTGACACTGGCACCTATACTATTAATTTACAAGATTTGGCAGCTAATACTGGCGGAATTGGTGAAACAATTAATTCATCAGCAATTAAAAGGGTTACTTGGTCAACCAATGGTAATATTTTAATTACTCGAAATGCAGTTCCTTTATTAGCTTTGCATGATGCTGGTGAAATGCGTCTTGATGAATATGGACATTCAATTGCAAATAATTCAACAGCTAACCTTGTAGTTACGATTACTACTGGTGGTTCACTTGTTATGGAAATCACAAAAGACACATCTTACAATGTGGCATTAACAGGATTCTAAAATGAAACTAATCAGAGAAACCATTGAAAATGTAACCTATCTTACCGAAACGGCAGAGAGTGGTAAAAAGAATTTATTTATTGAAGGTACTTTTTTAGTAGGCGATACAGTTAATCGCAATAATCGTATGTATAAAATGGACACTTTACGAAACGAAGTAAAGCGTTATAATGAAGAATACATTAAAACAAATCGTGCTTTAGGTGAGTTGGGTCATCCTGATACACCATCAATTAATCTTGAAAGAGTTTCTCATAAGATTGTTTCCCTTGTTGAAGATGGAAATACATTCTATGGTAAAGCTCTTATTCTCGAAACACCCTATGGTCAAATAGT